TGACAAGAACTATCGGATCACCCAAGGTCAACTCAGTAAAGGTAGCTGGTTCAGTCACCAACAGACAAATCATTTCACAGAGATAAAGTATGGGCGCAATTGATACTAATTACACTTTCACGGCTACTGACGTAATCACTAGCACGAAGATGAACAACATCCTCGATCAAAGCACGATTACGGCTACTGCTATTTTTAATAACACCCTTGATATTACTAGTGGGAAGTTGCTTGTTAAAGCTGGCGGAGTCACATCCAACGAAATTGCAGCAGATGCGGTTACAACAATTGCAATTCTTGATGGCGCAGTAACCCAAGCCAAAGCATCTAATATGCTTATCCCCGCTGGTGCAATCATGCCATTTGCCATGAACAGTGTGCCAACAGGATGGTTGGCTGCTGATGGCACTGCTGTATCTCGTTCTACTTATGCAACCTTGTTTGCAGCAATAGCCACAACTTATGGAGTTGGCGATGGGTCAACAACCTTTAACGTTCCTGACTTGCGGGGATATTTTGTTCGCGGAACAGGAACAAATAGTGATGGGACGGTATCTGGAACATTTGCAGCAAAGCAAGCAGATGAACTTAAAAGCCATACTCATACATATACTTTCAAATCAACAACCGGAGGCAGCTCGGCAGGGGGAGACCCAAATAGCATTACAAATACTTCTGTTAATACTGGAGCTACGGGAGGAACTGAAACTCGCCCTAGAAACATTGCGATGCTTTACTGCATTAAGATTTAATGAACCAGCACTTTAAGAATGCAGCACAAATATATGGCGAAGACTTTCACAAACTTTTGTATTGGCACTTATGCTTTGGCGTTGTCGTTTCTGATGCCGATAGTTTCGCTATGTGTTTCTACTCGCAAGAAGAATCTCCAGATCAAGCCTGTGAAATTCACCATTCCAACACACTCTTTGTCACCATGTGCGCTGGTGACATGCGGAAAGCTCTTAGAAAGTTCCGCGATGACTTTGAACACATCGCATTCCGGCGTGAGTTTAAGAATTCTCCTCGGATAAGGTCATACGACATGCAACAATTTTACTCAAAACTCAAATAATACAAGAATATGGGATTATTCAGTAAGCCTAAAATGAAACCTCCAGTAGACCCACTAGATCTAGCTGGTCAGCAATCAGGCAAATTGCTTGGTTATTATGGGGCTGAAGTTCCTAAGTGGCTACAGTTACAAGAAGAGCTTGGCCCACAACTCATGGCCCAAATGTTTGGGCAGACCGGACAGTTCCTCGGTGGTGTTGGGGGTCAACCCGGACTAGAGGCGTTACAGCTTTCGACTAGTCAGCGGGCGGGCGAAACTCTGGGTCAGCTTCGTGCTGGGGAAATTGGACAAATGACCGGGCAGACTGGTCTTGCGCGAGGATTGGTGGAGGCGATGTCTCCAGAGCAAGCTGCCGTTGTTCAAGGATTTGCGTCTGAAGCAGAACGAGCTAGGGCATCAGCACAAGGCGTAACTCCAGAAGAGCGTCGGGGATACGAGCAACAAGCGCGAGAGACGTTCCAAGCATCTGGACGGCTTGGTGGCAACTTAGGCATCGTCAGCGAAGCAATGGGGCGTGAGGACGTTATGGCTCGTAAACGCGCTGAAGCTGCTCAAGCAGGTGGACGATCATACGATGCAGCACAGAAATTTTATACTGCGCCCGGATTGAGCTTGCTGGGGCAATCACCACTTTCGTATGAGGCAGGGCGATCAACGCTTGGGATGGCACTTACGGGAGGCCCAGCGTCTTCTGGACAATTCGACTATAACGCCCCACTTGGGTTTGCTGGACAACGGGCTTCCGCGATGGATGCTTATAATATGGCCAAGTTCCAAGCGGACCAACAACGCAAAGCGCAAACAATGGGGCTTATCACCAAGGGGATCGGTCTTGCTGCCGCCCCATTCACTGGCGGATTATCGGCGGGACTTGGGCTTTCTGGACTTGCTGGAGGAGCGGCTGGCGCGACGGGACTCAGCGGAATGGGTCTCTCAGCGGGCATGGGGTTAAGCGGCCTGTTTGGAGGAATCCCCAAGGCCACTCCAGTTTACTAACTTTATATAATTAGAATCATGGCACTTACAGGTGGGAATATTGGATTTACTGGGTATCAGCAACCAAATTATGCTGGTGCTGTAGAAGCTGCTGGTTTGCCAATGCAAGCTATTGGACAAGCCGTCGGTCAAGCTGCTGACTACTTCAAGAAGCAAAAAGAAAGCAAGAACATGGCAACGATGGGGATCAAGATCGCGGAAGCGGCAAAGATCATGGACCCGTCGCAAGTAGGTTACTACGACAGTCTGATTTCCACCCTTAAAGACGAGAACACCCCCGTCGATGTCCGGGGTCAGCTTGGCGCAAGCATTCAAGATTTGCTCAAGCAAAACACAAGTGCGCGAGCGGTTTCGGTTCAAGAACGTCAACTTGGAATGATGCCAAGTTACTTTGGTGGAGGCTATCGCGGCGGCGGTGGTGGGGGCGGTGGCTATGGAGGTGGAAGTGGGTCGGCGCAAAATGCCACTCCGATGGAACCGCTCCCAGAAGGCGAACCTGCTCTGGCTACCGCTCCCGGCACTGCCGGGGCAGACCTGCTGAACATGAACAACCTGATGGAACAAGCGTATAGGCTCAACCTTCCACCAAACGTAGTCAATCCAGTCGTTGCAGGCATCCAAGACGCTCTCGTCAGCGGCAACCCCAAGGCGGGGGACACCGTAAAGAGTTATACTGCCCAGTTGGCAAAGTCAATCGCTGAAGCAGAAGAATTATCCAAGCCAGTAAAAGACGATAAGGGTCAACCATTGGTCCAGATTTTTGAAGACGAAGCCGGAAACACCACTAGATACACCAAGACAAAGAGTGGACGCTTGATAGGCGAAAGCGGAGAGGTGCTTGACAGTCAGGGTCGTAAAATTGAACCGCCCAAATATAATCAATTTGATCAAGAGGCTATTGACAGGGCTATCTATGGAAATGGCGATGTGCTTCCTGAACTTCCCCCAGAAGCGTCTGCAACTCGCCAACCTAGCTTCCAAGAATTAACGCAACCACCACCGATCCCGGAAGGTGGAGTTCAAATGATTGGAGAACAAGCGACTCAACAGCAACCCCCAGCACAGCAAAGTGCAGGTCAGGGTTGGCTCGCAAAAAAAACTCTTGAAGATTCTGAAGCCTTGAAAGCGTATGATGAAGACTATTCACGGTTGACGCAGTTGTCCCCAAGAAAGGCAAAGCTATATGAATCAGCCTTGAACATGGCATACCAAGATCCTGCTACGGCTCCGGCTCAAGACGTTGTTGATGAGATGAAACGACAGTTGCTCATGCAGCCAGAAGCCAAGGGTCCGCAGATCATGTCAGAGTCTGAATACGGACAACGCAACAAGGCCATGCTTAATAAGGCAACAAAGCGTGTTGGAGACAGGTTTACGGCAGAAACACTTTTGAGTCGTTTCGACACTGCTCAAAAATTGGCCAACCACCCAGATGGGGACAAAGTTTTTGGCAAGTCTATCCCGGAAGCCAAATTGCGTGAGCTTGCTCGCACTCAAGGTGGTGTTTACGCTTTGTATTACAATCTGAAGGGACAGGACTTGGTGCAAGCGATGCGCGACGTTAAAGCCCAAAGCGGAACTGCTGCGGGGATGTCCGAAAAGGAAACACTAGCCCTGCAACGAGCAGTGAACGACTTGGATCTTAGCCAAGACTGGAAGTCTGCTCAAGAATCGCTCATGCGTATTTCTAGCGGAACGGTCAGGGCTGGTAAGAAGCTGGGACTAGACGAAAGCGTGTTTGAGGTTATGCCAATGACCCCAGCCTCTGGAGCAACGTCAGCATCTAAAAGGCAAGTGACAAGGGCTGCTGAGATTCTGGATAATCCAGAATCCACTCCATTGTTCCGAGACGAAATGGAATACCTTGAAAAGTTGGAGAGAGCTAAATCAAGACAGGGAGGCAACAGCGGTAGTGGTGTGGCAACGCCAACCACTAGTGGTCGTCCTGAAGATGTTCGCTTCAACCTGAATAAGCAATTCGGCCTTTAACTGTCTCATTAATGACTCCTGATCAAAAAACAGCATTAAAGCAAGCCCTCGACCAACACTCATTCCGCATGTCCATCAAGGATGCGGCTCCAGAGGACATCAAACAACTTCCAGAGGACTTTCAAGTCCCCTCATACAGTGCTAATGCTAGCCCGATATATGACAACCAACTATTCCCTAAGATCACATCTGCCGATGATTTGATCAAACTTGGGTATGCAACACCAGAGGGTGTGGCGACCGAGAATGGGGAGATGGCGATTTCGTTAAAGAAGGCTGGTGCGCTTAACGACGACTACACTCTAAACGATACGGGTAAGGCTATGATGGCCAATCCCGCAGACTTACTTGAAGAGGAGAACCTACCTCTCTATAACAAGGCGAAAGAACTGGATCTAGACGGGTCAGGTAAAGAGTTATCTTGGGGAGATACGTTTAGCCAATTTGGAAAAGAGGTGAAGGAAGGAGCTAAGAATCTTGCTCTTCTTTTAGCAACTGCGACTCCTACATCCTCTATTACTGGCGGTTCGCCATATGCACCCGTCGCTCGCACTGCAAAGGAACAAGCGGCACTTAACTTGGAGGCTGAAGGGGCTCTTGGCGGCTTGGTTAAGTCTGGGGCGCAATTGGCTACAGGGGTATCCAAAATCGCGGGGACTGGACTAATTAAGGCATTGGCTGATAGCGAGGAAGAGGAGCGTGAAGCACTCTCGTCGTTTGATCAGAAATTTGAAAAAATAGACCGCGACATACAAGCCTCGAGAGCGTCTGAAGTTATTGACGCAATGGGCCAAATGGCAGGAGCGGAGCTAGGGTTGACTGAGGCCCGCGAAAAAAATGTTGAACTAGTCGGTAAAGAAGAAGCGGCGGCAATAGAAAAAAGAGGCGAGTCGGCGGGGCAGTTTGCCGGAATGATAAACCCTTATGGTGCTGCCGCGATGACTGGAAAAGTGGCCTTTGGGGTTGCAGGAAAGGGTCTTGGTGTTGCGTTTAGGCCGATATCAAGAAGCCTTTTGCAGGCAGATTCCAAAGCCGCGCTTGTGCTTGAGCGCACTAGGCAACTAGCATCACTAGAAAGGCGCACCGCTGGGTTCCAAGCCGCCGCGCAAGCCGCTGAGAGGCAAGCCGTCATCGCGGAGAGCATGGCTGAAAAGTTCTCCAAGGCGGGTTTGACAGACAGGGCTAATAATGCCTTAAAGCTCGCCAACCAATCGAGGGGGAAAGGTCAAGAGGCATTGACGCGAGTTGGTGGATTCACTGACGAAATAACAAAAGTATCTGATGATTTGGCGAAAGCAACCCAAAGCGCAGGTGTCGCTGACAAGGTTCTGCAAATGGGCCAAGTGGCAAAACAGATCCCATACCTGCCAATAGTAGCTATAGGCAAGACGCTGGAGCTTACGGGCCGAGGCATGATCGGGATTGATAAAGGTCTTTCCACTTTTGCGGCGAAGGTCGGAGCCGACAAGGCATACAACGCGATGAACAGGATATCGTCATTGTCCGGTCTTGGTGGTGCTGGCGCGGCTCTTGGGCTTGGTCCCGTTGCATTTATTCCTGCCGCAGCAAGGCTAGCTTGGTCAACGGCTCCTTACCTCAAGGCCGCTGGCGAGTATGTCAGTCTGGTGGGCAAGGAGGCATCCAAGGCTAGAGGTCAAATTGGATTCTGGAAGCGTATCTACGAGATGCCAAACAAGGGACCAGCGCATCGCATGGTTTCCGGCCTGATGGATACGGCAACAGCGGGAGGATTGGTCACAGGGATGGGCAGTCGAGTAACCAAGGGTTTACTAGCATCCTACCCAGTGGACCTCGCTTACGAGTGGGTTTCGGAAGGTGGCGACCTCAACCCGAATGTTTTCAAGCAAGCCGCTGTGGAAACCTTGTTCTTTGGAGGAACAGGAGCGGCACTGGGCGGCATCACGATGGGTAGCGCAAACCGCATCAAGCAACTCCAGAACGGTGACGCGCTTAACTTCTACAGTTCGATCTCAGACCCTGCCCAGCGACTGATGTATAACGGGATGCCTTCAGACCTCAAGAGGGTTGTGGGAACCTTCTCAGCGAGCAATCCGGGGGCAAAGATTCAATTCGTTGACCAAGGACTTGGAGCTTATGATCGCAACACGAAAACGGTGATGATCAACCCCAACGCTCCTAATCCATTGAAGCCTCTGCTGACGCATGAGTTCATGCACCACATGCTCAACAATGGTATCGGAGACGGGGTTGTCGCACAGCTTGTAGGGGACGGCTTTCAGACTGGCGGATTACTAAGGGGTAAGGATGGATCTTACGACGCTCAATACTCTGACTTCAAAGAAGAGTATGTCGGCAGGCTGCGGAAACAACATGAGCGGGAAGTGAAGCTGCGGGACGCTATTGGCGACCCCATGACGAAAAGTGAAAGAGATTTCAAGACTCCCGACGAAAAGTATCTAGCAGAAGAATACTTCATCGAAACCAATGTTGATGACATGCTTGGGTTGGTGGAGAGCGGAAAGCTGGGCAAGATGGCTGGACGCATGATTATCAACGACAAGGTCCGTGCGCTTGGCGATTCAATCTTAAACAAGTCGTCGATACTGCGCGACCTTCACTTCCGCATTGGTGGAGTGATTGACAACAGCGGAAAGATGGTGACTGGCAATGGGTTCTTGGGAGGCAAGCTGTATCAAAGCCCAGAGGTCAGGAGGATGTTCCAAAAGATGGTTAGCGAATCGGTTGGTCGCCGTGGAGGAATTGACGCTGCAAAAAGAAAAGCCAGAGAAGGTGTAGAGATACCGATTCAAGGTAAGTCAGATCCGATCCTTGGCGAGCTAGGCTCCTTGTGGGAATCCGACTCTGACGGCAGTCCGTTGGTTGACGGCAACGGGGATTTTGTCCCACTGAAGAAGGAGACTGACGAGTTGCGTTCCCAAGCCGGGTTGTTGCTGGTTGATGATCTCAAGGCGAGGCAGAATAGGGGAGAGACGATCCCTGACGGAGAACTTGCCTACAACCCAGAAAACAACACTTGGAGTGGGCAGTATCTTAATGATCGCCAGATCGAACTACTGAGCCTTTCGGGCAGGTTCAACAGCAAGCAAATAAAGCAATTAAAGCTGCTTAACGAGGGGGCTAGGCAAACGTCCGATACGAATGCCGATCCAGCCACTCGCGGACACAGATTCTCCGTGATCTACCAGCCTGCCCTCAAGAAGAACAGGAAAGGACAGTGGAAGTATGACCAGATCAAGCCTCAGTTGCGAGACGTTGTCCCGTATGGGGTGGAAATCTCTAAGGACGGCAACATTCTTATCCGCATCATGTCCACAAACCAACTGTTCGCCAACGTCTCAGAGAAGGCGGCAAGCAAGCGCGGGAGGATGCTGTATGATGGGAACATGGAAACGATCCTGCGGGACGCAAACGCCATCATTGACCTTCATGGAAAAAACCAAGCCACTGACGCTTACTTCAAAGAAAAATACGGAGGAAAGTGGGAGACCCACAAGAGTTTCATTAACTCCGTCTTCGGCAATGTAGGGAAGGGTCACAAAGACATCAATCCATTGGTGGCTTCAGATCGTGTCGACGCTGTGGTGAAGTCATACCGTCTGGATCGCATGAATAAGGCAACCCAGCTTGTCGGTTCAACCCAGTTGCCCTACCAGAACAACATGATCAAGATCAACTACCTCCCAGAAGGAGAGCCGATCATGGACGCTAACGGTGAGCCGAAAGATTTGCGTAACACTCCTCGCTACGAGGCCACAAGCCAAGTCAAAATGCCTGAGCAACGCCAGATGCCAGAGGGTGAAGCCCCCGCTCCATCGCAGACGAGGTTCATGCCAGAGGGCGTGGACGAGGATGGTTTCTACTCTCAACTCGACAAGGTTATCACTGACAAAGTGCCGAACCGCGCCACAGTAGCCCAGATCATGGCTACCATCGACCCTACGAGGGGAAGTGGAGTCAAGGCAGACGAGATCAAGTGGAGCGGCGTTGAGCAAGCACTAGCGAGTCTGGAGAAGGACGGCAAGGTATCCAAGGAGGATCTGCTTAACTACCTTCGTAACGAGGGTAACGTGAGGTTTGAGGAGGTGACCCTGAGCGATCCTCGCAGCAAGAAGTTTCATCCAGGTGTTCGAGTTGAACAAACGGACGAGGGATGGTTTATCGTCACCCCCACGGAAGACGCTGGGCCATTTGAATCTCGAGAACAGGCCGAGGCGGAGATGAATGACCCCAATAGCGGATACTTGTCAACCGACCCCGATCTGGCCGGACGAGGAGAAGTCAAATTCGCCCAATACGTCCTTCCCGGTGGCGAGAACTACCGCGAGGTGGTGCTGGCCATGCCGAGTCGAGACAGATCTGGTAACGCAGAAGGACGCAGTCCAGAAGAACAAGCTGAATACGAGCGCGACCTTGCTGCCACTGGCGAATACAGATCTTCCCACTTCCCAGACATCCCAAACTATGTCGCCCATATGCGCGTGAACGAGCGCACAGATGCGAATGGTATGGAAGGATTGTTTGCTGAGGAGTTCCAATCCGACAGGCATCAGGAGGGCAGGAAGAAAGGATATGCACTGACACCAGAAGAAAAAGCAGAAATTGCATCACTAGAAGCAAAAGCCAAGCGAAATGGAGGAATTGTAAAACTCAATGCTGAGGACAAAGCTAGATGGGATGAACTAGGTGCTAAGTTTGAAACACAAGGGATAGCTGACGCCCCCTTCCGCACCACTTGGCCTTTGCAGCTATTCAAACGCTTGCTGCGTGATGCAGTGGACAGTGGCAAGGACTGGGTTGGCTGGACTGTGGGTGACACACAGAATGAGCGGTTCGATCTGAGCAAGAGCGTTGATTTTATCAAGCACAAGCCACTTGATGGATATCCAGATGGAAGCAAGCGAATTACAATACAACTACTGGAGGGCCGCACCGTAGTAATCGGGGTGGATGCAAACGGAAGAATTGTTTCTGGAGTAGGCAACTCTGCTGCGTATGAAGGCAAGACGCTTGAAGACGTAATAGGCAAGGATGTTGCTGCGCGGATACTCGCGGGAGAGGGTAAACCGCAATCAGAAACCGCTTGGGGGGCTGGGTTAGCTGCCGCTGACGAGATGACATTGAGGGGCAACGACCTCAAGATGGGCGGATCTGGCATGCGTGGGTTCTACGACACCATGCAGCCAAAGGAGGTAGGTAAGTATGTCAAACAATGGGGTGGGAAGGTTGAGAAGGGAGTAGTATCATCAGCGGATGAGATGTCGGCTCCTCAAGGCGCGGCCATAACCAACATAGTAGATTCCGATGGGACAGTTCTAAGTTCTTACGATCAGGCAGACGCTGGAACTCGACGTGATTTAGCCCAGAGGTGGTTGGACTACAGCAGTCACATATATCCAGACGCCCGCCTAGAAGAAGGCAATCAAACCTCAAATGCCCCAGAAGCCCCCATCTGGCGTGTCAACATCACCCCAGAGATGCGGAAGCTCTCGCAGACTGGGCAGATGAGATACTTGCCAGAGAGTGGTGAAACCAACACTAATGTGGATAATGCTACCGCACAAAAGCTAGATAATGAGCCAACACTTACACGTTATCGTGCAATGGCGTTGATCGACGGGAAGCTGTATCCACCGATGTCTACGTCTATCGGAAAGAGTCGCAGACCGCCAGAAGAGATTGGTAAATGGATGAAGGCAGAAGAGCGTCCAGACCTTGTTCCAACGACAGGAAGGAACGCTGGAAACTTTCGCTTGAAGGGGCCAAATGGAGATGATGTATGGGCGATCTACGCTCCGTATTTCCACTCATCATCAAACCCGTTGAACGATCAGTTCTCCGCTGCCTACAAGAAGCCCTTAGTCACGGTTGAGGTTGAGATCCCTGCTAATGACGAATACCAAGCAAAAGGCTCAAAACGGGCAGTTGGGGAGCATAAGTGGGCTGGCGGAAGAATGGTGAACCTGTCTCGCTACGCAAAGATCAAACGGATTGTCCCAGATAGCGAAGTTGCCAGTCTCATTTCTAAGTCAATACCTAAAGGCACTGTCATTAAGGATAATGTTGTAACACCATCCCTGCGGCGTGAGCTAGAGAAGGTTGGCGTTGAGATCAAAACTAGTGGACTTGTGAAAACCGACAAGAGGTTCCTGCCGGAAGACTACAAGTCGCATCATGACGAGACACTGCTAAGAAGCGCATGGAATGGAAAAGAACTTGATCTGACAAGACCATTCAAGGCAAGCGAATCACTTCCATCCCTAGCGATGAGGACCAACTGGAACGACAAGCCGTTGGTAAACAAGGACGATTTCGACTTCACGAAAAAGGCAAGGGTCATATTTGGCAAGAACAAGAATGGTGATGATGTCACGATCAAGTTCGATCCCAATCTTTTGAATATTCCAAGCATTGTTGACTTTGCCGACGTATATACAGGAGAGCAGATACAATACACAATTGCGGATCGCATGTCTGCTGTTGACGGGGACATGGGTGGCGCATTGCATGCATTCCTTAAAAACAATGATGTTATAATAGAAGGTCCAGACGGTCGAAAATATAAAGTTGGATGGGGGAATAACTCTTCGACCGTTGGGACGAAGATGAGAAGGAAGGCAAAGGATGGGGCGAAAGTGCTTATGGTGTATTTGATGGGCAATGACGCGCATCAGTCCAACACTAGAACCGTAAGGCTTTTTGACACTCAGCTTGAAAATTCATCCATGCCTAGCCACATGGTTGGAATTGCAAGAGCATATTCATATATCGCCATCAAAGAGATCAAGTATCAATCAGCCATTAAAGAGGTCGAAAGAATTGATGCTCTAATCCAAAAAGCAAAAAAAGCAGGAAAATCAAAAAGGGGACCAGATTACATTGATGGATTGAAGAGCGAGAAGAACTTGGCAATCAAGGAATCACAAAAAATCAAAGTATCCTCATACGAAAACGAGCTTTCTGGCATTTTCCGCAAAGTGAAATCATCACAAACAAGGCTGAGTAACGGACTTGGCAAACAATCAACTGTTGATGCAAATATTGAAGAGCTGATTAACTTTGCTGCTTCAGCAAAAGGCAAAAAGCTTATTGGAGAAATTCCATCAAAGTTCATCTATGAGATGACTGGGACATTTGATGGAAGGAAATCTGCGGTATCACAAATCTCCAACTTGAAGCTGTCTGACTTTGACGGCCCCGCTTTGTCGGCTGCGACCGCCGACATGGAGACTGGAGATAAAAACGCAGTAGTGGCGGCGATAGACCTTTCAGATGATCAGGACTTTTTCATGCTATACATGGGAAATGACCCGAAACAAGCCAACGCGATGACGGCCTCAGAAAAGGCCGCTGCGGCAAACCTAAAGCAAAACAACAATTTTGTTATTCATGAGGCATACGACACCTTGATTCTAAGCCCTCTGGATGGACGCAGAAACCTAAACTCAAGAATGGAGAACGCCCTTGACGCAGTGCCAGATAGCTTCCAAGATGTTCTTGACGACAGGCCAAGTGTTAAGGCTCAAGTTGGCAAAACAAACGCAAAAGGAAACCTGATTCTTTCAGAGGATAACCTTCTCAATACAGTAAGGGACCAGCAGTCAGTGCCACTCATCTACAATCCCAAAAAATGAAACCAAGCGACTACATTCTTACGTTGGAAAAGGATCGCGTAAACAAATTCGAAAAAATGGGATTTGCTGTTTATGCAGTTGGCGATGGAACCTACTATGCTGTTGACGCAGATGCCCCACAAGAGTCGCATGATCTTGCTGTGTCAGCAATCGAGGGATATTCCGACGCGATTGACGATGTTCGCGGCTTTAGGTTGCCAGAGCAAAAAGATGAGCGGCCTCCGGTTTACAAGGGCAGCGCATCAAGTATTGCAAGTGCATTAAATTTAAGGTAATAAACAACAAGTGAGTGAACAAGACCCCAATGAGAAGCTGAAAGCCGATTACGTTGACGAGCGAGAAGATAAGTCCGCATGGTTTCTTGAGGTCAAGGAACGTGCAAAGCTGAACCCTTCAAACTGCGTCGAACACTATGCCCCAAACAAGGCTGCAATGGCCCTGTGGCTGGCCGCACAAGGCGCGAGGATAACCGATATCCAAAAGAAGACGGGACTCGGCAGAGAGACCATCAGGGGCCTCCAATGGCGGCATAACGACACGCTGGAGACAAAGCGCAAGGAGTTCTCGATGCGATACGCAATTGCGGCTCAGGATTACACCGATTTGCTTTTTGAGCGTTCCCAACAACTGTTTGATAATCCAGAGGAGCTTGCCAAGATCAGCCCTGACAAGCTAGCGGTGACGGTGGGCATCTTGACCGACAAGGCGGCGCAACTTACCGGAATGGCGTCCTCAATCGTGGAGCATCGCAAGGGAGCTAGCCTCGATGACGCTGCCAAGATGATCTTTGACGCAAAGGCCCGCATTGCTAGTAAGATCAAGGATTT